AATGTTAGAACTACAATTAAACAACTGAAAGGGTTAATTTAATGGAAACAACTTATAAAGAATTTATGGAAGCAAAAGTGAAGAGCTGGAAAGACATGAAGGATCGTAATGTTCTTAGAGCTGCAGATAAGTTCAAAAAGAAAATGAGAACTGGTAATGTTCTTGGGTATACTCTAGCACATGGTGAGTTTGTTATCTTTCGTAATGAGAAAGAATGGGACGATTCAGTTAAGCATGCTAAAGACATGAAGTGGATTCGTGTGGAGTAATTAGATGGCATCAAATGCAATAGAAACTGCCAAACAAGAAAATGGTTCTTTATTTGTTTTTCAGTCTTTTATTGAAAAAGGAAAAATTCCTACAGCAGCAGCAATTGAAAAAGCCGCTTATAAAAATATGCCATCTAAATGGTACACAACTTTTGATTTACAAGCAAGAGCATTAAAAAAATATATTGGAAGTGGTAGGGGATATGTATATAGTCGTGATAAAGGAATGATGCCTTTTTTAGAAAGGACTGCATCTAAGGCTATGGGTGTTTCTGTTAAAGATAGATGGAATCCTATGGATGTCGTAATGACTAAAAAAGGAAAAGAAGTAGAAATACAAAATAAAGTTAATAGTATATCTGAAGAAGCTATAGAAAAAAAAGCCAAGTTAATTAAACTTAATAACTATATGGCGTCTTTGTTAAAGAAGAAACTATTATTACCAATCTCTTTAAAAGAAGTTAAAAAAGGTGTAACTGCCGCTAATGTAGAAGAAGCCAATTTAGGTAAAGGTTCTAAAGGTGTAAATTTTACTTATAAAAGGAGAACTTTAAAATGTAATTTATCTATAGATAGAAATGGTTTATTTGATACTGGAGAATTAGCATTTGATTTTTATGCTGACGATACTGAAATTCATGTTCAAGCCAGAAGTTTTAGATATAGTATTCCAAGTACAGTAGTGCAAACAGATTTAACACCAAAAGGTAGACAGAGTGGTGCAAAACTTGGTAAGGCATCTACAGAAGCATTAGATCCTTTTTTAACTAAATTAAGATTAGCAAGACCCAAATCACCAACACAACATCCTGAAATCGCAATGGATGGTAATTTTACAACGAAGCAAATTAAGTACTGGAAAGATTTGCATAAGAAACTTAAATCAGTTACTATACAAAATGAAAAAATAGAATTAAAAGGTAATATAAGTAACATCTTTGCACTTGTGAATAAAAATAAAAAGAAAGCAAATGTTCTGGGCAGACTTACATCTAAATTGGTAGTAATGGAATGGTTATGGATTTATGCTGAAATAGATAAAAAACGAAAATTTAAAGATTGGTTAAGTGTATTGTATTATGGTGCAAAAAAAGAATTTTCTGAAACTAACGGACCATTTATAAAAATTTATTAAAACTCTTATAAATATATGAGGAGATATTATGGCTCAACAAGTAGTTAAAAATAAGCGAGATAAGATTAAGCACGTTACTTCCATTGGACATTCTGTAAGAAGTAGACCAAAGAATAAGAAGAAACGAGTAAGTTGGAAAAGATATAAGGGACAAGGGAAAAGACGATAATGGCAACAGTCTACACAAAAGGGCTTTCAACAAATGCTCGAGCATGGGCCGATCTTGATTTAGATTTCATAAAACATCCTGTCACCAAAGACATCACAAGAAAGACAGATGTTGAAGCAGTCAAACGAGCTGTTAGAAATCTCATAATGACAAACCAGTATGATAAACCATTTCATCCTGAGATTGATGGAGGAGTAACTCGACACTTATTTGGTTTGTCAACAGCTCACACAAAACACGATATCGCTGAAGCTGTTAGAGTTTGTTTAGAAAATTATGAACCAAGAGTAATTGTAGATGACGTAGTTGTTTCAGGAGATTTAGACAAGAACGGGTTTAATGTTTCTATACATTTTTCTTTAATCAATTCACCACAACCGATTGAAGTTGCTTTATTTCTGGAGAGGGTAAGATAAATGGCAAGCAATAAATTAAAAGTTACAGATTTAGAATTTGATGAGATAAAAACTAATTTAAAAACTTATCTTAAATCACAAAGTCAATTCTTAGATTATGATTTTGAAGGTAGTGGTATGAATGTTATATTAGATGTCCTGGCATATAATACTCATTACATGGGATTCTATGCAAACTTACTTGCTAATGAAATGTTCTTGGATTCGGCTTCACTTAGAGATTCTGTAGTTTCTCATGTCAAACATTTAAATGTTATTCCAAATTCTGTTACAGCACCTTCTGCTCTTCTTGATATGACATTTTCTCCTTCTAATTCTCCTACTTCGTTAACCATCGCAAAAGATACAAAATTTACTACAAGTATTAGTGGAGTAAGTTATACGTTTACAACAACTGAAGCTAAAATAATTTATCCAGTTGGTTCATCTTATTCTGTAACAGGTTTACCAATCAAAGAAGGTAAAATTTTAAATAAATCATATACTGTTAATTTGGCAAATACAGCACAACGATTTATTATTCCAAATCTAAATATTGATATTTCTACTATATCAGTACAAGTTCAAAATTCTGCAAGTGATACAACAGTAGCTACATGGTCAGATGGTAATGCATTAGATGTTACAACTATTGCTTCTTATCAAAAAGTTTTCTTTGTACAAGAAATAGAAGGTGGAAAATATGAATTACTTTTTGGTGATGGTTCAGTTGGAAAAGAGTTAGCTGATGGTAATATTATTTTTATTGAATATCTTGTTACAAGTGGATCAGCTGCTAATAAAGCATCTTCTTTTACTGCTGTTGGTTCTGTTGCTGGGTTATCATCTTCTAACTATACAATAACAGTTACATCAAATGCAACGGGTGGATCAGCAATTGAAACAATTACATCATTAAAAAATAATGCACCAAAATTATATCAAGCACAAAAACGTGCAACTACAACTGAAGATTATAAAGCTATTTTATTAGGTGAACGAACTGATATCGAATCAATTAAAATATATGGTGGTGAAGATGCTAACCCAGCTGTATATGGTAAAGTGTATATAGCAGTTAAACCAGTTGGTAATACTGCTTATAGTATAGCAACAAAAGATGCAATAAAAACTTCTATTCTTAAAAAGACAAATGTAGTTACTGTAACACCAGAAATTGTCGATCCAATTTTTTATTATTTGTTAATTGATACTACAGTTAATTATGATCCTGTTACATTATTGACAAATGAAGATACTTTAAAAGCAGGTATTAGTAATTCAATTACAAGTTATTTTACCAGTAGCTTACAGAAATTTGACCAGAAATTTCGATATTCAGTATTGACACAAACAATAGATGATACAAATAGTTCTATACGAAATAGTAAAACATCTATTAAGTATCAAATGGAGATTGCCCCTACAACATTAGCAGTAGCTGCCACATATACTATGGAGTTTAATAATCCAATAACTAAAGGAACACTTACTAGTACAGGATTTACAGCTAGTGATGGATTTACATATACATTGATAGATGATAGTCTTGGAAATGTTAAACTCATACGGTCAACATATTCTAGTAGTACGGGACTTATGACAGTTGATAGTCCAGCAGTCTATATGACTTTAGTATCTGGTTCACAAAATCTTGGTACTATAGATTATGATACTGGTACAATTGTTTTAAATAGTTTTACTCCTTATACAATTTCTGATGCAAAGACATATATTAGAATGACAGTAACACCTGGAATTAATAATCAAGATATTACACCATTAAGAGAACAAATATTAACAACTGATATATATGATACAACCGCCGTCAATATTACAATGGTTGCTGAAACAATAATTTAATATGGCCAGTAATCCAAACATACCAATACATCCTTCGTTTGATGAACGTATATCTGTTCGTGTAGAAGGACAGTTACCAGATTTTGTTAAACAAGATCATCCTACTTTTGTAGCTTTCTTAGAAGCATACTATGAGTATCTTGAGCAAGTTGGTAAGCCGTATGAGATTATTGGTAATTTAGATAATTATTTTAATATTGATAAGACTGTTGATGATTTCTTACAATATTTTAAAACACAGTTTGGTAAAGATATTCCAGAGGCAGTATTTGCTAATTCAAATAAGCCTCATGTAATAAAAAGACTCCGTGATTTTTATCGTTCTAAAGGTAGTGAGAAATCTTTTCAGTTTTTATTTCGTTTATTGTATCAAGAAGAAATTGAATTTTATTATCCATCTGTTGATATGCTTCGTGTATCAGATGGAAGATATACTAAAGATAAAATTTTAAGATGTATTGATACAAGTGGTAGTTCAGCTATTTTTGATTTTACTGGTGAAACAATTACTGGTGGAACATCTGGTGCGAAAGGTATTGTTGAATTGGTACTGAATGAACAGATAGGAGCCTTTGTTGTATCTACAATTTATCTTTCTAAAGTAAATGGAACATTTACAACTAATGAAACTATTACAGATGGAACAAATACGTTTACTCTGGACAGTATGGTAACTGGGTATACGATAACAAATCCTGGTAATGGATATAGTATAGATGATAATATTGCAGTAACAGGTGGTGGTGCAGGAGCTGTCGGAGCACAGTTTTTAGTTTCATCATTAACAACGGGAAGTATGACTACAGCGACTATTGTTTCAGGTGGAACGGGATATGTTGTTGGTGATAAACTTACGATTAACAATACAGATAAATTAGAGATAGACGGAAGAACTTGTAGTGTACTTGTTAAGACAGTAAACTCTGGTGTAATTACTGCTATTGAGTTTGAACATAACGGATCTGGATATAAAGCAATCCCAACTATTTCTGGTGGTGGAACTGGAACAGGTGCAAATATTACATTGAGTGGTTCTGGTATTGGTGGAATTAAAACTTTAAAACTAGTAAATGGTGGTTTCCATTATCAGTCAATTCCAACATTAAATTTTTCTGCTAAAGGAGATGGAACAGCAACTGGTACTGCATCAATTGGTAGTTATGAAGATGAAGCAAATACAAGATGGGTTGGTGATGATAGTCAAATTTCTGCAGCTAATTATATTCAAGATAGTAAGTATTATCAAGCATTTTCATATGAGATAAAAGCTGGCCAGACAATAGATAAGTGGAGAAATTATGTTAAGCGAATAGTACATCCTTCTGGTTTGGCATTGTTTGGTAGAACATTAATTACGGGTTTACTTGAAACTGGATTAAAACTTTCTCTGCCACCTACACATAAATATCCTTATACAATTATATGGCATGATGGTGATATTGAACCACCGGTTCGATTAAATAATCAATTACAACAAACAAATCCAGAATGGCCAGATGGAGCACCTTGGCCACATGATGGACAAGCTCTTGGTTCTCAAATGGGACCCGGACATTCAGATTGGCATATATATGAAATTGATTTGCCAATTATTGTTTTAAGTATAGCAGATAGTGATGATTGGTTATATACCCAGATGGAACTTACCATGCCATCTGAGAATTGGACTTATATTACAGATGGGAGTATTTCTGTACATGAAGATTGGGGACAGATTTCAAGTGGTATTGGAGGAGCATTACAGTTAGGACCTTTGCGCCGTCAAGTAGACAGATTGAAATTTGCAAAGCAAGCTGGATTTGGTACATTGAAAACAGACTTGGGTAGTAATGCATATACGATTAATTTTTTTAAGGATGAACAGATTTCCAGATATGTTACAACACAGAATGAAAAAACGAAAATTGTGATGAATAGTCACATAAGTATTGTATAAATATTATAAATATAAGAAATTAAAATAGAGGATTTGAGTTATGCCAGCAATTATAACAAACGCATTTAGAACCTATAACGCAGATAATTTTATTGGTTCGTTTTCAACTAATAAGATGTATTTGATGATCGGAAAAGCTGATGCTTGGTCTGGTGCAAGTGCAGGACAATATTCAGAATCTTCTCCTTCAGATACAGCAATTCCTACTCCGTTAGATACAACAGTAGGTCCCTATATTCATCACAATGATATGATCGCTGCTAAGCTAATTAATGCTTCAGATGTATCTCATGTTGTTAAGAGAACCGATTGGACAACGGGAACAGTATATACAGAATACGATCATAAACAAGATGACCAGATTGACCAGACATTTTTTGTAATGACAGACCAGTTTAATATCTATAAGTGTATTAGTAATTATGGTGGAGCACAATCTACTGTTAAACCAACCGGACAATCTGCATCAATTATCGAAACATCAGATAATTATCGTTGGAAATTTATGTATGAGGTTCAGCAAGCAGATGTTTTGAAATATGTAACTACAGATTGGATTCCAATCAAGTATTTAACAGCAAATGATGGTACGGCACAATGGACTGTACAGCAAGCAGCTGTTGATGGAGCATTAGAACATATAGATGTAACTGCTGGTGGAACTGGATATACGAATACAGATACAGGTACTGCACAGGCCGGCGCATCAACATCAATTACTCTTGCCTCAACAGCATCTTCTACTAATGATATCTATAATAGTATGACTGTTTATATTTCATCAGGAACTGGAAGTGGACAGATTAAAGTTATTACAGATTATGTTGGTTCTACAAAAGTAGCAACTGTTTCTGCATGGACAACGAATCCAGACAGTACAAGTGTATATGAAGTAATGCCAGCAATATCAATTACAACGACAGAAGGTACTGGTGCAACAGCAAGATGTTCAAGTGTAATTGGTGGTATTATTAAGAAAATTGCTATGACAGCAGTTGGTACTGGTTATCGTTCTGCTACAGCAACTCTTACTGGTGGTGGTGGAACAGGATGTACTCTTGAACCACGAATCGGTCCTAAGAATGGACATGGTAAAAATCCAAAGACGGAATTAGGTGGAGCATATGTAATGATGAATGTTCGTTTAACTGGAACAGAAGGTGGTGACTTTGTTGTTGGTGATGATTTCAGAAAAGTAATTTTGATTGCAAATCCATTTGTAAGTGGATCAGCTGCAACGGCAACTACATACTCTGGTGCAGAAATGGATGATGATAGTGGAGAACAAATTTATATAGAGTTTCGAGCTCCAATTAATCGTGCATCTGACCAAACTGAGGATGTCAAGCTAGTAGTTGAATTTTAATAAAGGTAATAATACATGACAACCAATATAAATTTAAATCTTAATCAAAGTCCCTACTTTGATGACTATGATGAAGCGAAAGATTTTCATCAAGTCCTCTATAAACCTGCTGTTGCTATCCAAGCAAGAGAACTTACTCAAGAGCAAACAATACTAAGAAATCAACTCAAACGATTTGGCGATCATGTATTTGCAAATGGTAGTCGAGTATCGGGTGGTGAATTACACGTTGATACAGAATATAATTATGTAAAGTTACAAGCTAACTATAATGGTGTTGCAATTACTGCTGCAAATTTAAATGGTAAAACGATTATTGGTAGTCAGTCAGGAACAATTGCAAAAGTAGTAAATACTTCTGCTATTAATGCAACTACTGGTGATCCAGACACTTTATGGGTTAAGTATCTTACTGGTGGTGGTCTTACTCAAAAAGTTCAAGGTATTACTGTAACAAATGCTGGTACAGGCTATACTACGACACCAACTGTTACTATTACAGGTGGTGGTGGAACTGGTGCGACTGCAACTGCTGTTGTTGGAAATGCAGGAACCTCTGTTGCACAAACAGTTATTGGTATTAATGTT